GGCCTTGCCCGGATCTACCTGCACCGCCTCGACCTCGGCCACCGATGTCGCGGCATCCAGGGCAGCGCAGGCGGCGAGGCGGAAGGCCTCCAGATCAGCAGCGGCGCTGCGCCACAGGGTGGCGAGGTTGAGCCAGATCTGCGCGAGGCTGGCGGCGTCGGGGGCGGTGATGCCCAGCTCGGCCGAGAGCAGCGGATAGGCGGCAAGATCCGGTTCGGGATCTGCTATCCAGGCACGGGCCTCCGCCTCTTTCGCCAGGTAGATCATGCTCTGCCCCGGCAGATCGGTGATCAGCGCGGCGCGGGCGGCGGTGACGGCCGCTGCCAGCGTGACACGGGCCTCGGCTTTGGCGGCGGCCAGCGCGGTTGCGGCGCGGGCGTCGGCGGTGATCGTCTTGCTCCAGTCGATCATTGGCTGATCTCCTCAGGGCTATAGCTCGGCAGAAGGATCGGCCCGTCTGTCGTGACAAGGATTGGTTCGGGATGTGTGACCACCCGCGATTCAGGCGGGGCGGGCCACGGGATCGGGCCATGCGGCAGGAGCAGGGTCAGATGGATCACCCCGTCGATCCGGGTGACCTCCGAGGCCAGCCAGTCGCAGGCGATGGCCTCGCGCGGCAGGGTGGCGCCCTCGGCGAGCGGGCCAAAATCATAGGCCACGCCGTTGAGGATCAGGGTGTCGCCCTGGCGGATCAGCGTCAGGGCGGCGTCGGAGCGGATGGGAGATAGGGTGATGATCATGGTGGGTCTCCTCAATACCAGCGACCGACCGCCTGCACGCGGACATTTACATCGCTGCTCGTGCCGGCAATCTCGTTGTAATACACGACGACAGATGTTGTTGTGGGGAAGCCAAAGGTCAGCCCAACCCGGCCATTGGGCGACGACGAAATCAGTGCGCCGGTCGGCACCACCGAAACAGCATCAGCAAATGCCGCCGGGAACGTCCATGTAGCAGATTTGACCCCGGATGTGGCGTCGCTGCTTGGCTTGATCACGAAAGTGTGGGAGCATGTCATCAGACCTCCGGCATCACGGTGGTATCTGCCATTGGCGTTGGACGACGGTTCAAACAGCGCGCCGGTGGGCACACCGCCTGACTGACTGACTGGACCGACAACCGATCCACTATTGTAGACCCGCCGCCAGGCGCCCCATGTGCCGTCGTTTGCCCGGATACGCATATATTCATCTGCCGTTGCCGGTGGAGTGCCAGCTGCGGTGTACCGAATGGCGCGCTGTAACAGCGCCGCCCCCGAATATATCGCCTGCGAGGTGATCCACCAAAAACCTGACGCCGCGGGAAATGTCCCTGCGAGTGTGGCATCATACAGCCCCGCATCGCCAGCGACAGCTGAGTCGATATTGACGCCGTTCCCTGACGGGTAATAGACGCCGAAGCGGCGCAGGGCATGGAACAGGATATTGTCATCGGTGCGATGCAGACGCCCTGCTGTCGTGTCGGTGGATGACTGGGTGACAGCCGTGCCGGTGATCGGCAAATCAACCTGAAAAGCACTCGCACCCAAAAGGAGGCGCCGCACGCCTGCCGTCGCCATCGCAAGTTGATTTTCTGCCTGTCGATATAGGCCCGTGTCGGTATCATTACCGAAAATGATAGCGGGCGCTGCGGCGTTACCATTCAGAAAAACACCCGGTCCAGTTGCATATGCCAGGGCATTAAGCTCCGGCGCCATCGTCACGAACCAAGCAAGGAACGCATCCATACGGTCGGAAAACGTCGCCGGGTTGTTGCGCGATGGCGCGGGCGGCGGGAGTGTGATCGACATCAGGTAAGGCCCTCGACCTCAAGGCTCCCGAAGGAGCGGTTGGTGGTAAGCGGGATCGAAAAATCCCGGAAGAATCCGTAGACCGTGGTTCCGAACTGGCTTGAGCCGGGACCGGCGTAATAGACGGCCGGGATTGCCCGCAATCTGGCCAAAATCCCCCTGATGCGGCGCGCATCTTCCGTCGGAAACCCGAATCGGAAAGTGGCGGTCTGCGCATAGGCACGCTCGACGATGATCGCGTTGCCGAATTCATCTCGGTCCTTGCGCGAGAAATCCTCGATGCCGATGGATGTATCGACAAGCGCCTCGCCAAGGATCTGATCGCGGCCGACGACGATCTGTCCGACCTGTGTCGTGCCGCCGCTACTCACCGTGATATCGAGCGTGACGCCGGAATAGATCGGCGCCCCTGTTACGATCTCCTGCGTGTCGTAGATCACCGGCTCGAAGCAATAAGACCAGCCATCAAAGACTGCCGCATTGTCAACGATGTCGCGCGTTTCATCGAAGATCACGCCATCGACCGGATCGGTCACCTTGACCCGCACGGATGAGGCATTCAGCCCGAAGAACGCGACAGCATCCGCAAGGCTGCTGATCTGAAGCAAATAGGTGATGCTGCCCGTCTTCACGACCGGATCGGAGATCAGCCGGTCAAACGCCTTCCAGCGGTTCGTCGCCCCCAGCTTCAGCCAGTAGGTGCTGCCCGCGTCCAGCAGCGGGTCCTGCCCGGTATGCGCCTGCACGGCCTCATAAACAGCATGCCCCCGGATCACCTGGTTGCCGATGGCATAGGCCGTCCCGACATTCCACGCCGCGGCATCGGTTTCCGGGACATTGGACGAAACCAGCATGGCTTCGGTAATGGCAATCGGCTCGACCACCCTCATTCTGTGCGCTCCGCAGGCAGACCATTGGCATCCCAGTCCCTCACGATCCGGGCCTGCTGACGCTCGTACCCTTCGATCCTCAGCAGCAGCTGGGTGTTTTCCGCGCGGGCGGCGGCAACCTCCCGGCGCAATTCGGTGATCGCCTCGACCACGGCACGATTGTCGAGCATCTCCCGGGTCTCACGCGGGCTGTAGACCCGGGACGGGGCCACGAGCTCCAGATCATTTTCCCCGATATATGCCGGGCCGCCGCTATGCTGACCGCCGCGGGCAAATGCCGGGTACTTCTGATCTTTCAGCCACTTTTCCGCCGCTGCTCTGGTGATGAATTGTGCCCCGCCTGGCCCGATGGTACCCCGGATTCCACCGAGCGGGCCAAGGATCGAAAAGCCCTCGACCCTACCGTCATCGCTGCCGTATTGACGCCGGAAGATCCGGAAATCGTCCAGCGTCAGGCTTTCACCCTGTGTCTCCTCCGGCAAAAGGCTGTCGAGATACCGGCGTTCGCGCGATCCCGTGGGATCATAGATCGTCCCGCGCAAGAGATCGCCCTTGCTATACCCCGCCACACGGTTGCGCAGCGTGTTCCGATCCATTCCGGTAGCATCGATCCCGAGGATTTCGGCCATCCGCGCAAGTTCGGTATCATCGACAAAGGCACGGCCTTCGCCATCGCGGGTCAACGTCCCCACATAGGCGTTCAGCGCTGCAACCTTTGCCGCACGCTCCTGCCGGTTGCCTTCAGCCTCTATCACTTTCCGCAAATCCGCGAGCGACCCGCCCAGTGTGGCGAGCGCGCCCCGCATCGTGGCAAGCGGATTGGCAATATTCGAGGTCGTCGTCGTCTCGAACCATACCGAGAATGCCTTTGCAGGCTCGAATGCGAAGCTCCCGCCAAGCAGGATCTTGCCCGCCGTGGTCCCGTTGATCGCATCGAGAAGGGTCTTCTGTCTGTCATTGAGCCCGGAAAGATCCACAGCCCCCTTGATCGTGCGAAGAATGGTCGAGGTGGTGGCGCGCAGCATCCTGAGCTGATCCGCCCCCAGCTTTGCCAGGGTCACGCCACCCGCGATTGTGATATCGACCCTTCCGGCTTCGGCAAGAAGCATGCGGCGTTGGTCCACTGTCAGCGTGCCGGAAGCCTTGAAGATCGCCGCACGGTTCACCGTTCCGGAAATCGCAGCGAGCAACAGGCGCTGATCGGTGGTCATGGACCCTGTTGCCCTCAGATCCGCATTCTTCCGCACCGTCTCGCTGATCGCGCCAAGCAGCATCCGCTGATCGGCTGAAAGCGCAGACAGCGCGATCTGGCCCGTGATCGTCTTCTGGAAGGCTTTGCTGCCTGCCCCGATCTGCGCCAGAAACAAGGCCCCGGTGGGTGACAGCCCTGCCAGGCTGATTGCGGCACGGATCGTCTTGAAGGACTCTTGTGCCGATGAAATCAGGGCCGCGCGCTGATCGGCCGTCATGCTGCTGGCAAACACGGACGCAACCGTAATCGCCCGCGCGGCGGCCGTGTTTGCATTCAGCAGGAGGCGACGGGTCGGGCCGTCCATGTCCGAAGCGAGAACACCCGTTATGTTCGCGATATACTCACCCTGCTGCGCCAACAGAATCCGGCGCGCGCGCTCCCCCATCTGCGCGCTGATCGCCGCCTCGATCATGGCGGCGTAGCTGCCCTGCTGGGCGATCACGATCCGCCGCACACCGTCGCTGATCCCGGGAGATAGCGAGGCCATGACGCTGACCGCATATGCGCCGACATTCCCGAGCGCGAGACGCATCGCAGCCGGGCTGATCCCGGAGGAAAGCGTCGCCGTCACAACACGCGACAATTCCGAGTTTCCGGCCAGCGCGATCCGCATCACATCGACCGGCAGCGCAGCCCCCGTCAGCAGATGTACGGTCTTTTGCAGGCTCGACACATCGGCCAGTGCCAGCCGCGTCAGATCATGGCCCAGATCGTTCTGGGCCAAGTAATCGATGGTCTTGATATGTTCGGAGGCTCCGGTCAGTGCCAGCCACTTCAGATCGGCAGGCAGATCACTGCGCGTCAGGAAATCAATATAGCCGGTGACGCCGGTCGCTGCATTGTTCAGCAAGGCGCGCAAATGCGGCGGGATATCGGCATCCGCGATCACATCCACGGTCACCGCCAGGCGCTCCCGCAGGAACTGGTAGTTGATCATCTCGGCCGCGGCGATAGCCTGCTGAAGGCCGGCCAGCTGGCCGTTCAGCTGATCGATCATCGCCTCGTCCAATACGCCACCGCCGGCGAGGAAATCCCGCACCTCGGTCAACACATCGATCTGCTGCCCCAGCAGCCCGGCGATCACGTCATGCCGGGCCCCCTCGATATCTGCAACGCCCTGCACCAGCCCGAGGTCGGACAGCACCCGCGCCTGCGCCCGCGCCAGATCCACACGGTTGCGCGCCATATCGCGCTGGCTTGCCAGCATCGCATCGGCGGCGCCGGTCAGATCACCAACCGCCGCGATATCGCCTGCCACAGCGCGCGCCAGAATGGCCTGATAGCGTGCCTCATTGTAAACCAGCGCCTGCTGCCCGGAGACCAGCGCCCCAGCCGTGCCACGAAGCCGGTCAATATAGTCGCGGATCGATTGCGCCGCGCGGTACCATGTCCGGGCTGCATCCAGCGCCGCCCGCTGTGCCTCCGTCGTTGCATCAATCGTCGCGTCCAGCCCGGTCGAGACCATGCCCGTCAGTTGCTCCATTTCGCGCGTCATTTGGGCAATCGAAGGCAGAACCTGATCCATCACCCCGGAAAGGCCGATCAGCGTTGCATAGAGCTCCTGCTGTTTCTTGTCGGTCAGATCCAGCGCCTCGACCATCAGCCGGTATTCCGCCCGCGACTTCGGCATGGCAGCCCCGAGCCTGGCCAGCTCCGCCTCGGCCCGCCGCGTGGCGGTCGCGACCTGTTCTTCCTGCGTGTAGAAGGTCTGGAAATAGTTCGCGGTTGCCGTGGCCATGTTGTCCAGACCGCCGAACGCATCGGCCAGCGATGATGCGACATCCCCGCCGACAAGCCCCACCATGTCGAACCGATGCCCCAGCAGATCCACCACGTCGCGGACGCCGATCAGGCTGGCCGACAGTCGGGTCAGCGTATCCAGTGCGGTTTCGCCCGCCCGGGTATAGGCGTCCGTCCCCAACACCAGTTCGGCCATCCCTGCCCCGGCCTTGGCCATTTCCGCCTGCAAGGCCTGAAGCACCTGTTCCTCGGACATGTCCTTGGTGCTGATCTTGAAATCATGCACGAAATCAGCAATCGCGCCCGATCCCAGATCCAGAACCCCCGCCATGTCGCGGATATTGCCGCGCAGATCGGCATAGGCGAGGCCGATGGTATCAGACACCTGCGGGTCCAGTGCTTCGGTCGAGGTCTTGTTCGACCGGAACAGCCCGCCCTTGTAGTAGCGATAGGACGATCCATCGAACGTGTCGCCGGTGAACTGGCCCATCACGCCGGTATCGGCCAGCTTGCGCCCGAACAACGCCTTGCCAAGCGACATGACAAGCCCGATGCCGCCCGCGATCATGCCCACGGTACCCAGCATGCTGCCCAGACCGCCCAGCATCCCTGCCCCGCCCGCGCCGGTACCGCCAAAACCGAACAGCTTGCCGATACCGCCAAGGAAGCCTTTTCCGGATGCCAGCCCTTTGCCCAGCCAGCTGTCCTTGCCGATCAGGCTGCCAAGGCCGAGCAGGCCGGGCGCGCCGCCAGCTGCGCCAGCCGCGGGAACCTTTCCATCCGCAGGCAGAATGCCCATCGAGACCATGATCTGCTGTTTCGCGGCATCCGCGATCATCTGGTGCAGGGTCTGTTTGAACAGATCGCCAAGGCCGGAGATATCCTTGCCCCCCGACATCACGAAATCAGCCCAGGCATTCGACAAATCGCCCACGAGTGGAATCGCGTGCGCCAATTCTTGCGAAACTAGCTTTTGGCCCCTGCCGAACTCTTCCTGCGTGAGCTTTCCAGCCTTGTAGAGCTGCGTCAGTTCAGCGAGCTCAGTGTTGTATCTTTCCAGAGGTGTTTGCGTTTCTTTCAGCCGGTCACGCCATTTATCAGCCGCCTTCGCAAGATCATCTGTTGCTTTGGCGGCCCCTCCAGCCTTCTTTGCACTGTCGCCCAGCCCAGACCTTAGACTGGGAAGCTCGAAGAGCTTTTCATCGTCCGAAAGCACGGTTGAAAGTTGGCCAATGGCTTCCTTGGCCTTGCCAAAGCCATCAGCAGTAATCGCACTGGCCCGCGCTGCGGCTTCGCCAGATGCAATAAAAGCATCCGTGGACGCCTTCATCGACGAAGTAACCATTTCATCAGCTGTTGAGGCCAAGCCGTCCAGACCCATCGACGCTAGAAAATCCCGCCATGCCCCGGCAATAACTGTGAGCATGTCAAAAAAGTTGGACTTCACATCTTCCCACACCGAAGCGAGCCCAGCCGGAATTGCGCCCGCAGAGATAACGATCCCCTCCCAAACACCTGACACAACGTCGCCCATCAGAGAAAACGCCCTGCCAATACCCCCAGCAGCCTTTGTGACGCGGCCAAACTGATAGACCAGCTCTCCGGCCCCCACGATCAGCGCTCCTATCCCGGTACGGATCAGCGCGCCGCGCAGTACCAGCAAAGCCCCGGACAAAGTGCCGGTGGCGACGGCCGAAGCCAGCAAACCAGCCACCCACTTCCCTGCGAATAGTGCGGCAGCAGTCCCTGCATAAACGACGATCCGGTCAAAATGCTGGGCCAAAGTACCGATGGCAGTGCGCGCGGCCGTGACGACGCCGGTGGCCTGATCAAGCTGATCGGTCATGCGTTTCACCGCTTCGCCTACCCCATCAATCTTGGGGATGACAGCCGCACCGATAGCCACCAAAGTACCGAGGATGGCCCCGAAAAGCGCTATTTTGCCAGAGAAGCCGAAAGCGCCCAGCAGTTGTGGAAGCTGCTGAGACAGTGCTGTGACAGCGGCAGTTCCAGCCGCCACTTGGACGAAGAAGTCCTGCACCTGGAAGCTAGCATTTGTGATGGCGCCGGTTAGCCGGTTGCTGCCCGCAGCGGCGGCAACATTGGCCTCGCGAAAACCTCTCGCCACAACACCGCCCCTGCTGGACAAGCCGATGAACCGACCCATGGCAGCAATCAGCCCCTGCATGCCACCAGTGCTTTGCACAATAGCGCGCTGGTTTTGATCTAGCTGGTCCGTCACACGCCGAACACCATTGGCACCTGCGATCATATCTGTCGCCAACCGCCGGGTTGAACGCGACAACCGCTGCGCTGCCGTACCAACCTGCCCGGCAGCTCCTTCAATCTTGCGAATATCACGGGCAGATTCGTCTGCGCCGCGAGTTGTCAGCCGAATGGACAGCTCAGCGAAAGTGGTCATACTGCGTTCCATTTCTGATAGAAAAGCCCCCATGGCAGGAAAACCCGGGGGCAATGTGAGGCTCGATGCATTTGCAATTTTTCGCCGCTATCCTTTTGGCACTTCCAGGTACTGCCCTCGCTGAAACGCCCATACCCAATCTTCCGAACCAAAGTGATGCCTCGGGATCTGGCCCTGTCATCAGAGAAATTCGACTGACTTCTAGCGAAATGGATGCTCTGCGCGTCGCGATAGAACGCTGCTGGAACGTTGGATCGCTTTCAACTGAGGCGCAGCGTGTTGCGGTAGAGATCGGGATGATCATCGGTGCAGACGGCAGGCCGGTTGCATCGTCAATCGAGCTTCTTTCGTTTTCAGGCGGATCAGACAGCGCAGTAAGGCAGGCATACGAAGCTGCCCGGAGGGCAATCCTGCGTTGCGGATCACAAGGATTGCCGGTTCCTGCAAGAGCCGATCAAGAGGGTAGCCACATCACCTTTGGATTTCACGCGGCAGAGGCCGAATTTGATCAAGCCGCGCCAGCTGCAGGCAAAGCAGACCCTCGCGCTGTCGCAGCCTGCCAAAAGGAAGCGACAGGATTCATGGAAGTTGCTGCCTGCTTGCCGCACGCCCATGTTGCAGTTCTAACTCTGGACGCGTTTAGCAGAATTTACCCGCCAGAGGCTTTCGAACTCAAAGAAACTTGCCTTCGGATCAATAAGACTCTTGCGGGCGGGGCCACCTGCGTAACAGCAGCGATCTCCACCGCCGTGACACTACAATCGCACCTGCCCGATGGCACCGATCTCGATGATCCCTTGTTTTCCTCCATATCGTCCCCTCAGGACGAGAGTAAGTTAAATGCCGAAATTTCTGATGCCAGACGAGACTTCCCGGACCAGCCGCTTTGGGGGCTGATCCGTTACAGTCCCTTTAAAAGGTGATCTATCTCGCAAGACATCAGGTATTTGGCGATCTCTCGGCGGGGGCAATGACCATAGCATCATTTCGCGCTTCATCATGTGCAGAGCAATAGGCCCTGCACATGTGAAACAGGATACCCATGTCCGTGCCGTCCTCGACCGATCCCGTGCTGATCGCGAAGGCGAGGATGTCGGGCCACTCCAAAGGAATGGCTCCGGCAAAGCCCGACTTGCTGATACCGCACTCCCGGAAGGCGACAATCAGGTTGCGGTCATTCTCGCCCAGTTCCGGCAGGCCCAGTTCATGCCCAAGACGCAACCTCAGAGCACGATTTGTAACGCCCCGAGGCTGCTTTCTTTTCTCATTCACAGGATCCGCATCGAGCCACCCTGACTGCGCCGCCCAGAGTATTAGGCGGTCGCGTCGATCCGCAAAAAACGGGTACGATCCGCGATAAACTCATTCAGCTGATCAAACGCAGGACGATATGCCTCCAGGAACATGAGAAGATTGTCGTCGGTAAACGACAGCAGATAGCCCTTGTCTGCATCGGACCACGGGATATTCTTCCAGCCCACCACCCCGGCAGCGACCATCTTCATTGCTTCTTGCTCGGCTTGAGCCGATTTGATGCTCCGCTGCCGGTTACGCATCGCATCCACCATTTCATGACGACGACGCCGATAGGTGCGGCTGTCCTGCCCGACCACAGTCATGATGCACGGCACCGCACCTTTCGCTTCCGCATCCACAGTCACAATCCAGCCGCGCTGCGCATCCTCAACGGCAAAGAGCGGCGTGAAGCCATCCGGGCCGACCAGATGGACCTCGGTGCCCTCGTTGCTGGCCAGCACCTTACCCATAGTTGCAAACGTCGTGAAATCCATGATCTTCATCCTTCAGGTTCTGGTTCAAGGGATGGGCGGCACCGGCTGAACCACGACCGGCGCCGCCCGGCTTACCTGCCCGACTGGCCTACATGTCGCAGGCCATGCACTCGGTCAGGAAAGATTTATGCACACTTATATACACACTCCCTTGACGAACGGTCAGAGAGTGTGTATATAAATACACATGAAAGGAGGGGCGATGGAGCTTGAAACGAATTCAAGAAAGCTCCTGAAAGTCTTGAAAGCAGAGGGTTTTGAGGAAGTGTCCAAGAAGGGTTCACACCTCAAGCTTCGGAAAGGGGATCGCACCGTGATCCTGCCGCATCCGAAGAAAGACCTGCCGCTCGGGACCGTCAGGAGCATCTACGAACAGGCCGGGCTTCTTTAGCCCGGCCACCCCATCGCCCCTCTACGAAACAACCACATGGGGTACTGCCATGCGCTACTACATCGCTATCGTTCACCAGGAAGGTGACAGTGCCTTCGGCCTGACCTTCCCCGACCTTCCCGGTTGCCATGCCGCTGCGGACAACTGGGCGGGCATCTCTGCCGCCGCGACCGAGGCTCTCGACCTCTGGTTCGAGGATATGCCGGATGTCGATCCCGCGTCGCTCGACCAGATCCGGGCCCGCGCCGATGTGGCTGAAGCCATTGCCGACGGCGCCGTTTTGCTGCCCGTGCCCTATATCCCGGCCGACACCGCCCCGGAGCGGGTCAATATCTCGATGGAACGTGGCTTGCTGCGCGCCATCGACGAAACCGCCAAGGCACGCGGCATGACCAGATCGTCCTTTCTGGCATCTGCGGCGCGCCGGGAACTGGTAGGCACGGTTTGAGGATCAGGCCCGCATGACCGAGGAAGAGGAAACCGAGTTCCAGATGATGCGCGCAGAGGCTGCAATCTACAAAGCCATTGCCGAGATTTCGCTTCAGAGGCTTCCCCAAGGCCAGGCATTCAGCCTGCTTGAAGCCTTCCGCGCGCATACTATGGCTTCGTCACCAATCCAATCGCTCGGGCCAAGCGCTTCAGAGCGCCTTTACCGCTTGCTTGATGAACTTCAGGGGAAGTATCCGCCGCCATCTCGCGGGTGATCCTCTTCAGTTCACCCAGAAGCTCGTCCACGATTCTCTTCAGCGAACGGTTCACTAGCCTTCCCTCCTGTACGGGCGCATAGGCGCTTCTCGTTGAGGATCAGGCCCGCATGGCGGCGGGCCTGACACCATATCAGACGCGGACGGTCGCGCTGTTGACGCGGAATTCGCCGGTCTGGCCTTTCATGGTCGAGGCGGTGCGCTGACGATCCTTCAGGTTCGCAACCTTCCCGAAGAAATAGGTGATCTGGCCATCGGGATCGGTGATCTTCACCGACACCTCGTCATTGGTGTTGTTCTTGGTCTTGAGGATCGTCAGGCCCGCATCGGTGCCATTGCTCAGGATGGTGAACGCAACCGATCCGCCGTCCAGCGCGCCATTGGCGTGGTAGGTGCGACCGGCCAGCGTGGTCTCGGTCACATCCTCCGAACTGTCGCCCACCTCGCCCCATTCGGTGATGCTGCCGACGGCAGTATAGGTCAGTGCCGCGAAACCCGCCTGATCGACGGTCGCGGGCACGGCGGCGGAAACGGCGACGGTGCCGCCGATATAGGTGATGAGTGCCATGGAAATCAGCCTTTCGATTTGCCCGCAGCGGGCGATTCAGGTTGGGAGGAAAGTGTCGGGGCGACCTTGGGCGCCTCGGGCGGCTCCACAGGGTCGGGATCGAACTGGAGGGTGAGCGCACCCGACAGTTCCTGACCGCGCAGGAAGGCCACGTTGTCAGCACAGCGCAGCACATCATTGGTTGTCACGAGTTCGCCCTGCCTCGGAACCACATGGCCAGTCGGCAGCGGGATCGGACGCAGACCGGGATTGAGGATCTTCGCCATGATCACGCCCCCAGCAGCATGGCCACGAGGCCGGTTCCGGTGACATTGATCGTGCCCTGCAAATAGGCCGAGATGCTGTCGAGCGGTACCAGGCGGGATGCACCGGCAGGGATGGAGCCGACCGCATATCCGGCAGAAACATCGACATTGCCGATGCCCGGTGCCGGAACCACGGTTCCGTCAGCCCCGTCGATGATGCAGGAAACGGCACCAGCCGTAGGGTTGCGCAGGATGAGAATCTGCCCGGTGCCCGCCTCGTACGCGAAGGTGTTGCTGGAGGTCAGCGTCACCTCGGTCACGTTGCGGGCACCGGGACCGCCCATCGTCGTCTTCGTGATGGTTGCCATGTGGAGCCTTTCGGACATGGAAAAGCCCCGCCGGATGGCAGGGCCGGATTAACCCGCTGATCCTGCGGGCCAGGAGGTTCGTGGTCAGAGCAGCTGACCCGCCAGTGTGCGCTGCCAGGTCACGCGAAAGTCGGCTGTGATGGTGGCGATCTTCTGTTCGCCCTCACCGTTGAGGGTGAAAGTCACTTTTTCGGGCAGCAGCATGATGCCCTGCGCGGCGAAAAACGGGCAGAGACAGGCCTCGATAGCGTCGGCGTCGTCATCCAGATCGGCCTCCGGATCTGCACCGCCCAGCCGCTTCACCACGACCTGCAACAGCGTGGACCGGGAGAAATGTGACAGGGATTCGGGCTGAACGTTTTCCTGCGCGGTCACCACACCCAGCACCGGCAGGACATCGGCCGAGATATTCCCTGCCCAGGCCGAGATTTGCGTGACATCCCCCATGCGAGGATCAGCCGCGAGGGCCTGCCGGGCCAAGGCCCGAAAATCGGAACGACGGCTCATTCGATGATCCTCTCCAGTTCGCAGATGACATGCGCGTCTGATGCGGTTGATCCTGAGGGCACCACGTTGAACACGGCGTAGATCTTACCGTTGCCCGGGGCGATCCGGTCTCCTGTGGCAAGCTCGGGCGCCAGATTGTGCCGCACCCGCCAGCTGGGCGAGGTGATCAGCACAGGATGGCCATCCGGATCGATGGCCTCGACCGGCGTTTCCCGAAAGATCGATTGCACGTCACGGGGCACCCCGCCCTTCGGCGTATAGGCAACCGGGGCGCCCAGCGTTTCCGCCAGCACCCCGGCCATGCCGTCAAACACGCTCGCCATGTCAGCTGTTCAGCCGGATACGGCCCGTGGTTTCCCCGGCACCGCTGCCGACAGCCGACACGGCCTTGCCGATCAGCGTGTTACCGCTGGAGGTCGTGGTGCAATACTTGTTGGTATTGTCCCAGTAGATCGCGGCGCCCACCGTCCAGGCCTGCGACCCGACCTTCAGGATATCAACGACGCCTTCGAGCTGCGTCTCGACATCCGCACCGCTGACCGCATCGTGGACAGCAACGCCGAAGATGGTCCCGACCAGAAGGCCTGCGCCCGAGGCCACGTCATAGGGCGCGGGAAGCGTGATCCGCTCGCCGCGCTGCACATAGTTCTTCATGTTCCGATCCTTTCGGTTGGCGATTGCACCCGGCATTCATGCAGGGCGAATGACGAAGGGCGGCCCGAAAGCCGCCCTTTCGTCAGGTCATGTCGTCGCCCGATCAGGCGCCGGCGTTCTTGTAGCCGCCGCGGAAATCAATGGCGCCGCAGCCGAAGTCGTGTTCCAGCGAGAACTTGGTACCCTGCACACCGAAGGGATCTTCCATGCGGAAGCGCGGCGCTGCGTAGCCTTCCAGCAGGCCCCATTCGAAGCACGGCGCCTCATCGACCGAGGCGAAGACATACCAGGCGTTGCCGGTGATCTTGGCGGTGATGACCGGCGACATGACCCCCGAGAACGGGTTCACGTTGCCCGCCTGCTGTGCCTGAATCGGCGCGAGGATCTGCTGCGCCTCGGTTTCCTTGTCCGGCCCGCACAGCAGGATCGCGGCGGTCAGTTCCAGTTCGGCACCATCCAGCGACTTGCGTTTGCGCAAAGCGGCGCGCGCAAGGCTCAGCGAGGCGATGTTGATCGCCGCCGCCGTCCCGGCCTTGGTGCCATCGGTCGTATTGAACACCTGCCGGGTGGTTTCGAGCAGCGTCGGACCATCGGCATTCGAACCGCCCAGCATCATGGTGTAGAAGGTCCGGTCTTCGAACCGCGCCACCGCATTGCCCCGGTCGTTCAGCACCTGCATGATGCCGTCGAGGCTGTCATTGACCAGCAGTTGCCGCGACAGCAGCACCTGCACACCATAGGCCAAAACCTTGGTCTTTTCCTTCGACTCGCTGAAGCTGCCCGCCTTCAGCTCGCCCGCCTCGGGGCTGACCGGCTGAAGATCCGGGAAGTCACCCACGCGCACGGTGGTGTGGTCGCGGAAATCCACATAGGTCCGCTGCCGGGCGATGCGGCGGTAGGTCGGCTGTGCCTGCGCATAGCGCGCGGCCAGCGAACGGTTCATCGCGTTTTCCAGCAGCGCCGGGAAATCGCTGGTCGAATGGAATGCCATACGCAGCGTTTCCTCGCGCCCCGCGAAATGCCCCGGCACCCGGCGCTGGCTCAGCCGTTCGGCCGCCATTTCGACGATGGAGAAATCCATATACTGCCGCGACACGTCCGCCGGTTCGGCGCGGGTCAGGCGGGCGACAAGCGCACCTTCCATGCCCAGACGGCGGGTTTCGGTTTCATCGCGGCCGCGTTCGGTCACCCGCATCGGGCCGGGCGCCGGTTCGCGCTGCGCCATGGTCGCCATGAACCGCGACCCGGCCATATCGGCCGCCGTGCCGTCATTGATCAGCGCGGTCACATCCGCGTCGGTCAGGCGACCGGCCTCCACGAACGGACGCGCCATGCTCTGGATCATGGTGACGCGGTTGCGCTCCGCCATGATTGCCGCCTGCGGATCGGGCGCGGGCGACGGCGGGGTCTGGATTTGCGTCGGCGCCGGGGTCTGTACCGGCGCGGTGGGGTTGGTCGGATCGGGCATCACATGCTCCATGGTTGCGGCCACCGGGGCCGGGACACCGCCGGGGGCGGCAGGGTTGCGGGGCGCGGCAGTGCCACGGCCCGGAGATTTGTCGCGCATCATCGCGGCATAGGCGGTCATGTCGCGCTGCATGCGGGCGCGCAGCGCATCGTCGAAGCTGGGCGGGGCTGCGTTCGCGTCAGTGCCATCGGCCACCGCATCTGCGAATCCCGCCTCGATGGCGGCCGAGGCGCTGTAGAAGGTTTCGGCATTCATGATGGCAAGAACGGCTTCGATGCTCTGGCCCGACCGATCTGCATAGACCTGGGCGTAGACCCGGGCCAACATGTCGAGGAAATCGGCCTGCGCACGGTGATCCTCTGCCCCGCCATAGGCATAGCCGGAGGGGTTGTGCAGCATGATGAACGACCCGGCGGTCATCTCGCGCTGCGCGGCCCCCATCAGAAGAAGCGAGGCCGCCGAGGATGCCTGCCCCTCGACAATGACACGGCAGCCGCCGGGATGGCCTTGCAGCGCCGTGCGGATCGCCTCGCCCGCCACCGGATCGCCGCCGCCAGAATTCAGGCGCACGGTGATACGCCCCTCACCCATGACCAGAAGCGCCTCGCGGACCATGGCCGGGCAGAAGAAGATCTCTTCCTCCCAGGCCCATCCCGCCGCCTCATCCGACATCACATAGCCCGACAGCACCAGCTCGCCGCCGATGATCAGGTCCGCCCCGCGTCGTCTCATACCACAGTTCCTTCGGGATTGGCCTTGGCCCGGCTTTCGCGGGCGGTCGGCAGGTTGCTTGCCCCGGTCGGGGCTAGGTTCGCATCGCTGTCCTTCTGCGCATCTTCCGCGCGCTCGCGCCGGATGCGCTCGGGGTCGAGCCCGAGCGTGCGCTGGACGTTCTGACGACTGTTCACGCCCCCATCGATCTGCTTCAGAAAGGCGTCGATTTCATCATTCGGGTCGATCAGCGGGCGCCGCGGCGGCGTATGGTTCAGCCGAATGACCTCGGCGGGCAGCACGCGCTGCATGGCCCAGGACTCCCGGACCCAACGCTCGACCCCCATGCAGAACTGCATGATGACCATGCGTTGCCAGCGTTCGACATTGCGGTCCATCTCCATCCGCCCCATGCGGCCACTGGAGAAATTGGTCCCGCTCAGATCCCCCGTCAGGGATTCACGGGTGATCCCGATGCCCATGGCAACGGCCCCCAGTGCCTCGCGCATGAAGGGCTGATAATCGTCGACCTTGGGCGGGGTCGTGAAATTGACCGACGTCCCTTCCGGCGTGCCCACCACGGCGCCGGGCTCCAGCGCCTCAAGCCCCTTGAGCCGCTTCGAGGGATCGACGCCGGAATCCTTGTCATAGGTCACGACAGCCGCCAGCAGTGCCGCCATCTTCTGCTTCAGGATCTGGGCTTCCTGATAATCGCTGATCTCGCCCATTGTCATCATGACCGGCGCCAGCCACGGCACACCGCGCAGCTGGCCGGGCCGGTCGAACCGCCGGATGTGCAGCACATCCTGCCACGGCACGCGGCGCGACGTCAGCTTCAGCCCCCGCATCCGCGCCGCGCCGGGATGTTCGTCAAACAGGTGATAGGCCTCGATATCGCCGATGGGGCTGTATTCGACGCCCTCGATCACCTCGTTCGCGCCCCAGCTGGTGACGGTATCGTCCAGATGATCCGCCTCCAGCAGCTCGACCTGAAAGCCCAACGGCAGATCGCGGGCGTATTTCCCGCGCCGGATGCGGCGGCGGGCCAGCACCTCGCCATCGGTGAAGACGGTGCCGATCACCACTTCCTGCATGGCGTAGAGGTCCAGCTCGCCCCGTGCATCCAGCGCAGGGGTAAGCAGGTGTTCCGACAACACCGCCCCTATTTGCGCCTGCACCTCAGCAGTCTCATGCACCACCGATGGCACGATCCCGGTGCCCACCACATTCGAGATCACCACCTCGCGCGCCCGCGCCGCGTAGGGGCGATTCCGCACCATGTCGCGGCTCAGCTGGCGCAGACGCGCCCTTACCCCGAATGCGGCAGCATCGGCATCTGTCGCCGGCGCCTTCCATCCCGCTGCGCGTCGGCCCCGCGAAGCGGCGTCATAATTCATCGCCAGTTTCGCGGCCGAGCGGGCGAGAGCCCGGCGCCGCCCGGCTTCCGGAGCAAATTCGCCAACCAGCGCGTCCAGAGTGGCTCCGATCCATCCCATGATCAGAGGCCCCGCCCGGTCGTGACATAGCCGACGACGAAGCCGCCAGCGCCCTGCGCCTCCGCGATCTGCGCGGTCAGCGATGCGATTGCGGCGGCCATCTCCGCGTCAGTGCGGTACTCGACCCGCTCGCCGTTCAGCTGCACCGATTTCACGCCCTTGGCGCGGGCCCGGATCAGAGCATCACGCATCTGGACCAGTTCAGCCTGATCAATCGCCATGGGTTCCCCTCACCTTCTCAGCCAGTTGATGTATTGCGGCGCAGCATCCTCGCTGGCCTCTGGTGGGGGCGCGGCCTGCCCCGTCCAGGTCGCAAACGGGTTGACTTCACCCAGCACCGCCCAGCCGGGCGGATCGTCCGGGTTCAGCCGGTTGATGCCGCGATGCTCGGCAATGGCCTGCGCCTGCACCGACAGGTCGAGGGTTTCGTTGCGCCCGGCACCCGGCCGTTTGCTGTAGCCATCGATGCCGCGCCGCTCGGCCAGCATTTCCTCGATCCGCTCTTTCTCGATCGACGCCGCGAACAGATAGGCGCCGGGGCCATGATCCAGCCGCGCCGCCGCGGCCAGAACGGTATCCTTCAGCCGATCCACTGCCATGTTCAGCAGCTTGATCGACCGCGCCTTCTTGCCTTGTGACCCGCGTTCCGGCGAAACATGCCAGACCCGATCCGACAGCTTGAACCCGCCCCGCCCGATGGACAGGAACCACAACGCGCCCTTGCCTTCGCGCTTGCGGCGCCGCCAGAACTTCTCGGCATTGTCAGACCAGCCGGTCGGGCCGTTGAAATCCACCACTGCAACGCAAGGCTTCAGACTCCAGTCTTCACCTTCCACCGCATATGACCGTTCCATCAGATCGGTCAGGACCTCGGCATCCTCGACATATTTACCGGGGTTGATCGCACGGTAGCGCCCTTCCGCATCCCGCGCTTTCGGCGCCGTTTCCGGCGGCTGCACCAAATCGAACCGATCCAGCGCCATGCGCTTGCCGTCCAGTCCCCATGCGGTGATCAGAACCGCGAACCACGACCCGTTCGTATCCACCGACACCGTGATGAACCGCGTCCAGGACGGACAGGTCATCGCGCCCAGTTCCACCGCAGTCTCGCGCAACGCGGCGGCGGTCAGATCCTGCTCATCGCCATCGGGCCGCGCATAGGGCACCCCGATATCGGTGTAATGCACCCGCGCGAAATCGCTGTCATCCTGCGACACCTCGAATGCGCGGCGGGCCGTCTCGTATCGCTCGACCAGTTCATCCCAACCGCTGAACGCGGCCGCCGCGCCATTCAGCGCATAGCTGGCGACCGGGGTCTGGCGGATGCGCGGATCGTCGATGCGCACCAGCAATCGGTGCCCGCGCGCGTCCACCAGCGCGTTGCCCTCCGCATCGAACGGTCGCGCCTCGTGCAACCATCCGCCGCGCCCCAGTGCCGCGAGGGTGTTGAGGCGCGCCTTTTCGCGGTGGCTGATCCGGTGCCCGCAATCGGGACACTGCATCTTTGCCGTGGCGCCGGCGGCCCCCGGCTCCAGTGTCTCATCATAGACCAGCCTGTCGAAGCGCGGTTCGAACAGCTCGGCACAGTTGGGGCATTCCCAGAACCACCGGCCCCGCGTCCCCTCGTTGTAGATCTTGCAAATCCCGTTCGTCACGGGCGGCAGCCGGTGCGGCGCGGTCTTGTCAAACTCCCAGACCTGTTCGGGATCGACCGGAAAGGCCGGCGTGCTTTCCACGAACACGCATCCCCGGCTCATGAAGGTCCGGATGCGCTGGAGCGCCATCCCATGCGGCGAACCCTCAGGCGAGTCCTTCGGCCCCAGTTTCTGCGGCATGTGGTCGTAATCGGTCAGCAGCACCATCCGCTGCGACCGGCTGGAAAGCTGGTTCGGCACAGGATAGCCGATGGTCAGGCGCATTCCCTTGAACCGCTTGCGGGCAAAGGTACTGTCATCCCGCGCCGTGCCCAACCGATCCCGCAAGAAGCGGCTGTTCATCAACGCCGGGTCCAGCTTTTCCTCAACCCAGGCATCCGCATCCGTCTTGGTCATGTGGATGATCTGCACCGGCGACGGCGCGCACATGATCGCATGCGTCGAAACTGACAGCAGCATCTGGCTCTTGCCGCTCTGTGACGGCCCGACAAAGCAGACGGTCTTGAACCGGCGCGACTGGCTCATGTCCTGCGGCTCGACCGTGTAGGGCGCGACCGTCCGGTCATAGTCCTGCCAGTTGCCCTGCACCGGCACCTTCAGATACTGCTCTGCCGCATCCGTCACCGAAATCCGGCTGGGCGGGTCCAGCAATGGCAGGGAATCTGCCAGCAGTTCCTCCGGCGTGATGAATGGCGGCAACGGCGGGATACGGGCCAGGAGCCCGATCCCCCGGTCAGACATCGCCACCATCAGACGCTCAGCTCACCCTGCCGGGCATTGATCGGGACAACTGATCCCGGTCGCCGCACCAGATCCTCCAGCGCCGTCTTGATATCGTCGCGCAGCTCGTCAGTCCGGGCCACGACCTGCGCCACCTGTTCCGCTGACAGGCCGAACTTCATCTCCAGAAAATCCGGCAGGGTATCGAGGCTGTTGCCGATCTTGACCAGAGACTCTTCGAAAACCGCCCGCACCCTGTCTGTGCGGATCAGATCCCCGCGCTGCTCTGCCAGGCGGTTCCGGGCATATTCTGCCTCGGACCATGCCCGCACTTCTGCCGCTGACATGCCCGCTTCAGCCTCGGCCTGATCATCGTCGAGGTTCCGGAAGGCCAGCGCAGCCTGCGCTGCGATCTGGTCGCCGCGCTGCTTGGCCGCGCGGATCTTCTCATTCCGCGCCGCGCGCCATGCCCAGCAATGCGACAGCCGGAATTCATAGGACACGCCGTTCTGCCCTTCGGACAGCACCGGCATGCCCTGACCGATCCACTTGGTGATCGTGTTTTCGGTCACATCGAAAGCGCGGGAAAGCTGCCCCCGGTTCAGCACGCCATCCTCCACCCCGTCGGGCAGCGGCCATGCCGAAACGTCCAGCACCTCCCCATCCGACAGAGTGATGAGGTCAGACACAGTTTTTCCTTTCAAGAACAACAACAAGCACGGTAACATGCACCCATGCCGAAAAATTCCCGACCAAAAGTAACGGGGTGCGAATTACCCGCGTGAGGGAGATGCCCCGGAAGGACCCGAGGGCTTAGCCGAACCGCTTTGCGAGCATCTGCCCGAAGGTCCGGCCCAGATGGTCCGCCATCCGCGCAGCGAACAGCCGCTCAGCATGCTCATAAAACCCGAGGCGCTGCTGATAGACCGGCACCTTCGGCGTGAAGATCGCCACGATGCCGATGCGGCCCTGCCCATCCTTTTTGTAAATCCCCGGCGTCAGGCCCGACTGCGGCACGAAGTAGCTGTCCCGCCGCTTGCGCGCCCGCCGCCACGACGCGTCGGTCATGTTCGTGGCCCCGTCCCTCTGGGCCTTCAGGGCAGATTGCACCTGATTGCGCTCCGGTCGCGCCCAGTTGCCAAATTGATCCAGCCGGGCATTGTCGGCCGGAATGATCGCCTGAATGACGCCCTCATGGACGAGGCTGCGCGACAGCTGCGCCTCGAACCCGGTCTGAGGCCTTGGCCCACCCTCCTCCTGCACCCGCAGATAGTGACGCCGCGACGCCGAGGGCTTCAGCTGCACCGCGGCTTCCAGTCTGGATGTGCTGGCATTCACCACCATGAACGCATTCTTCGTCCACGGCGTCGGCCGGTCGAACACCACATCCATCCGGTCACCCAGATCCTTGTGGATCTCGGCCGCCATATCGTCCAGCGCCCAGACCGTCGCGATCCGCAGATCCCTGTCTGCAAGCTGCTGCATCGCAAAGCTGAAGGTGCTGGTGTCAAGGGTTACACTAAAGTCCATGCAGCCCCCTGAAACGCGAAGCGCCCGAGAGGGGTTTCCTCCGGGCGCATCTGTGGATCATGTCAATATGACTACATCCGGTGGAGTTAAGGCGTCAAGACACTTTCGGCATGGTATCTGCCATACGGTCCAGCGCCTCGGTCAGTGCAGCCCTCGCCCAGTCCCTCGACTCGCCATAAACCGACCAGCCGCAGGCATCCAGAATGGCGCTCACGGTCTCGCCGCGCAGGCAGACACGATCCACCAGTTCGGCCACGGTCAGAGGCGTGCGCTTGCGCTTGCTCTGGCGCACCACCACCAGCGCCCAGCCATCCCCGACCGCTGACCGCATGGCTGCAATCGCCGCGCCCTCATCCAGGATGATATCCATCACACCATCGCCACCCCGACCGCTGCGCCCGGTTAGCATGGTCTCGACCGACCGGCCCTTCAGGCCCACCGCCGAATGCCGCTCCACCAGCGCCGCATAGGCCCGGCCTGCGCCCTTCTGGCGCTGAGTGAACGGATCATCGCCACCAGCTCGCCTCGCCTGCCGGGCCATTTCGTCGAACACATCGGCCGCCCGCGCCGCATCCCTGCCCCGGAAGCCACCGTGCTGCGGCGCCCAGCCCTCATCGGTCAGTTGCATCGCCACCGGCGCCACCCGCACCATGCGACCCCGTGCCGGGGCGAGCGGCATATCCGGACCGCAAGTCTCGGGCGCCACCGCCCGCGCCTTCAGCGTGGCCAGCCGGTCCCCCTCGCACATGATCGGATCAGCCATCCCCATGGCCGAGGCAATGGCCCGCACCACCTCTGTCCGCCGCGCCACCATCCGCAGCACCGTTGCCTCGATTTCCCGTTCCAGCATCGCGTTTCCCATATCTTGTGCCTTTGCTCGGCTGTTTTTCATCATCTTGAATGGTCTGTTTTAAGAATGGGACGTCTGGGACGACAAAGAGATTTTACGGGACGACAGAGGCGACAAGGGCAAGTGAGGAAACAACGCGATATCAAATAGATACCAGACGCACGGGACGTGCGGGACGTCTGGGACGACAGTTCCGCGCTACGCATGAAAGCAGCATCACTGCATTCATCCGCCGACCCGCACCCTTCTCGCACATCACACGCGCGCCCGCGCAGCGTCGTCCCAGACGTCCCGCACGTCCCACACCGCACCGCAAGCCCATGATTTCGCTGATCATCCCCCGGACCCCTTGTTCCGTCGCGTCGTCCCTGACCTGTGCCCCGGACGTCCCGGACGTCCCGTAATTCGACGGAAGCGGGGTGCGGGGCATCACAACAGCGCATCGGACTGCCGACCTGCCTGACGCAATGCCATGCTGTTCTGGTGGGTCTCGAACCGGCTGCGGAAAGGCTCCAGCAGACCGATGCCGTCATAGTAGGCATCTGACGACTTGCGCCTGCTGAAGGTCTGCCCTGTCACCGGACTTCGCCATTTGCCCTGCTTTGCGGTCAGCGAATTGTAGATCGTGCGTGGCTTCCACGCGCCGCGCCCAGTCTCATCGAGCCAGTATGCGAAAGCCTCTTGCAGATCCTTGGCGCGCATCGAATGCGACGGATCCCCCGTCACCGCGCAGATCTGTACGAGGAAGGTGGCAAGCGGGTCGCTGTCCTCGCGATACTCGGCCGTCGCGGCGCGCACCTGATCCGGGATTTGCAGACCATGGGCGAGATACTCCCGCAGACCATCTACCAGCCAGTTGAATATGCCGTCCCGCTCTTCCCAGAGCTTCCGACCCAGATCCGGGTCACGTTCTTCAGCCGGGATCTGAACTTCAAACGGTATCAGCATGACACGGCGCCAGATTCCGTCATCGCCACCCCTGATCTCTGGGCGATGGTTCCCGGACATGGTGAGCTTGAAGAACGGATAGACGGTGATGAAGTTCTCGTTCAGTGACCGCACCATGATCGGTTCGCCGCCCGTGAGTTCCTTGATCAGACCCTCTTGCAGCTGTTGCCCCTGATCCGGCTCTGACGTCCGCACGAAGCGCGCGCCGATCAAGGGCACAAGGTCCGGAGTGGCATCGCCACCGCCGCGCCGGCTACGGCCCGTGATGCTCTCGATCTTGGCCGAGGCAGCATAATCACCGAAGATCTTCGCCATCAGATCGACCAGCACCGATTTGCCATTGGCACCGGACCCATAGAAGAAGGCGAACACCTGCTCTGCGGTCAGCCCGGTCATCGAATAACCGAACCAGCGCTGAAGGAAGGCCCTCATCTCTTTCGATGGCTGGATCCGCGCAAGGAATTCCAGAAACCGGGGGCAACCCGCCTTCGGGTCCAGATTGACCGGCATCATCTTCGTCAGCAGCTGGTCGCGGTGGTGGTCGAACCGCTCGACAGTCACCTTCGGCGGCGGCTCGAACTGACCGCCATCATCCTCGCCGGGCTCTGTCCGAAACCGCAGCACCCCGCCCTGCGTGTTGATCACCAGCGGATCGCGATCGAGATCATCGAGCGGCCGGGCAATCATCGCCCCGGCCTCACTGATCATGTTGTTGATCGTGTTGCTGTTGCCGGCGTTCTTCGCATGGGTCAGGCGCCGCCCGATCGACTTGTCGCGCCGATCCTTGATGTCCTTTGCCGCCTGGACGAGCTTTTGCAGGCGGATTGCCTCCATGATCTGATCATCGGTGCGGTCGGACCTCGGGATCACGCCCAACTCGTCCAGAACGGACTGTGCTTCCTCGGCTTCGGACAGGATCTCCATCTCCGACTCCGGAAGGGTCATATACTCGATCTCGGCCTCGATCAGCTCCGTCATGCCATGCGCACGGCGGCGCACCGCGATCTCGTCCGGATCGGGCTCAAACCGGCATTGCGCCCAGACAAACCATCCGACGCGCGGCACATGCACCAGATCCTCCCCGTGATGGATGATGTAGCGCTCGCCATTGCCTCGATCATTCAAGGCCAGCTCTGCACAGCGGGCGACGGGCGGGAGGTCCGGAGTGTCATCTTCAGGGGGTGCGGGGTCGCGGGGCGGCACGGCATCATCCTGTTCCGCCTCCGGCGCCACCAGCCCTTCCGGCATGTCCACATCCTCGGCCGAGGCCATGATCTGGCGCACCTTGTCGAGATTATCCGTCACTGCCTGCCTCCCGGATCGCGGCCTCGAGGGCGCGCAGATCCTGTTCGTAGTGCCCGGCCCAGGGACCGGGTTCGCCTTTGACCTTCGACCCGCGCGACCAGAGACTGCGGTAAAACCGCAGCTTCCGGGGCAGATCGGCTATCGGGATGCGCTCCGACCATCCGGCCTTGCACATCAGGGCCGTGCCGGTTTCTCGGCACAGCGTGATTTCGAGGGGCGCCGTCACGGCACCGGGCCGGATACCTTCGGCCCTTCCATCAGCACATCATTGAGATCCACGCCGGCGGGGCACGGCACCACCTGGCCGCGCAGGCCGGGGCGCAGCGCCATAGCGCGGCGGATACCGGACAGCAGCTGGGCACGCGTCAGGCGCGGTTCGGAATCGCCGTCCTGGACGAAGATCAGCCGTTCGACGCCAGCGGGCGGCACGAAGGCCTCGGTATCGCCCAGATCGGGCAGCCCGGCGTATTTCATGCCCTGCCCCAGCTGACGCTGGCCCGCCATATTGCCGAGGCTCACCCCGGCCCAATAGGAGGCACCCGGCGGTTCATCGGCCAGCAGCGCGGTCAGCGTCGTCTCGATCCCCTCGCCCATGATCAGCACCCGGCCCGGCGGCGTCAGCCGAAGCGAACCGCCCTTGACCGACCCCAGCGACTTCTTGACCTTCAGCCGATCACCGGAAACCGGGTGCAGTATCTCGGGTTTGCCCTTCGGCCGGGACGTGTCGAACCAGGTGCGATGCACACCGATGAACCGCCCGTCCGGCCCCTGAATGGCGGCCAGCATCGCCGGGCCCCGATGCGCCTCGACCCATTTCCGATCGACCTGCACCATATAGCCGAGCGAGGGGTGAAACCGCAGGCACACCGGCAAGCGCGGGAATCGCGCGCGCGGGATGCCCCGCAGCGCGAGATAATCATGCACCGGGCTATCCTGCGCCGGCTGCCCCTGTTCCCAGATCTCGCGCGCCTCGCGCCGGGCCTGTTCCCGCGCGGCGGCGGCTTTGGCATCGTTCCGTGCCTTGTTCTCGGCCGCCTGCCGCTCGCGCTGGCGGCGTTCCTCGGGGCTGACGCCTTCCACCGATCCGCACAGCCATTCCAGTGCGGCCGGGAAAGACGTGCCCATCACGAACATAACCAGATCGACATTGCCGCCCTTGCCACCGCATCGGCGACACTGGAACACCCGCTTCTGGGTGTTGATCCCGAACCGATCGGTGCCGCCGCAACGCGGGCATGGCCCGATCATCTCGCGCCCGGCGCGTTGCAGGCCCTGTATGGCCAGCCGGTTGGCGACCTCGGCCATATCCATGGCCGCTGCCTCGGCCGGGCGTGGATCATCGCGGGTCATGCCATATCGCCCAAAAAGGTCCGGCCTGCCTCGGTGATGTCATAAACCGTCAACCGGCCAAATTTGGCATTGCTGGCAGAGACCAGCCCGCGCTTGACCAATTGCCCTCGGACAGATGGGCTGATCCCGGCATAGCGATCCCACTCATCCGAGGTCAGCGGCACAAATGTTTCGCGGTTACGCCGCCAGAAACAGGTCAGCGCCTCGCGGGTGGAATTGGCGGTCATAGCCATCAGACACCCCCCGCATAAATATGCACCGGCACATTGTGATCGAGCGCCCAGGTGACATCCCGCGCCACCATGGGGCAGCGCTGCCAGCCGCGGATATCCGGCACCACAATGACGCCGCAGGCGTTCAGGTAGGGCGCCGACCAGCTCGCCCAGAACTCCACATCCAGCGGATTGACCGCTGCCTCTTTCACCGTCGGGGCGGCATGCATGGCCTCAGCCCGCAGCACCGTTGGGCAGATCGCGCTGACCCGCGCGCAGATCAGCCGCAGCACCTCGCGCGCGGCCAGCGTCGACATCATGGTCGAGCGGTCGATCTGCCATTTGCGGCGCTGCCCGGCATGTGCATCATAGGGTGCCGCCACATAGGCGATGCCACTGCAATGCCGCGCCACCTGCGCCGGGTCGGACCCGACCCGCACAAGGGCCGAGGCCGATCCTTGCGGCGCCATCACGCGCCGCCAATCCACCGGATGATTGCCTGCCATACCTTGCCTCGCGCTCTGTCGTCGCTTAGGCCGCAGCCGGCGCCACGACCTCTGCCATGGCGCGCAGCACCAGCAACAGATCGGCTTGCCCGTCGATCGTCACGCGATCACGGTCATCCCGGATCACGGCGGTCAGGGCGCGAAACCGGCCGACCACCGCAGCCGAATCCAGCCCCAGATCCAGCGCCACCTGCCCCGCCTTGGTGCCAGAGGTCAGTTGCTCGACCATCGCCAGATCGGTGGCGGCATCGAAACCGCCACGGCCGGACAAGCGCGCGACATGGGCCGCAATCTCACGCTGTCGGTCAGCCCCGATCCCCGCGCCGCCAGCCACCGGCGCGGGGATCGGGGCTGACCGACGGGCTACCCCTTCGGCGATCGCACCAACCGGCGCGGCCTCCACCGCCACCGGCACTTCCACGGCCGCATCGGCACCGAGGGTATCGGCAACCGAAGCCTGTTCGGCCACGGGGGCGGGCTGGGCCGCCTTGAATTCTTCTGTTTTGCCGGCGGCGCCCTTGGGCGGGTTCGCCAGCCCATGCAGATACAGAGCCACCGTCTGCGACCGGCGCCCGAGGCGCTTGGCGATCTCTTTCCGCGAAACGCCCTGGGCGTCGAGCCGCTGAATCTCGGCTCGCTCTTGATCACTCAGCGGACCCGTCACCGGCCCGGGCCTCGGCCCTGTCCTTTCCAGATCACCCACGCTGGCACCGGGATCCCCTCCCCCGGTGCCAGCGCTGTCCGCCGCAACAGCGGACACAGGCGGCGTCTCGGGCGCCGCCGGGATGTCATCGCCGCTGTCACGCGCGGCACACGCGGGGGGACTCTCCACGAGACTATGCCGTTGCAGATCCCCCGACCCGCCCAGCATCTCAGCGGCCGCCACGTCGGCGGCCTGATCGGTTTCGCGCTCGACCAGTACGAATTCGGGCGGAGGATCGAACCTCCGGAAATGGCCCGGCATGGCGTAATGCGTGGTGATGATCACCACCTCGCCCGGCGTCATGTCGATGGTGGTCTCGGCCTCGCCCTGATTGACCGGCAGACCGGACAGGATGCTGACTCCCTTATGGATAATGGCAAAGGCCTGTTGCAGCTCGACAAGCTCAGCCAGCGAAAGCGCACTCAAATTCATTTGAATCCCCCATTCGGTTCGATCAGCGCCTGCGCGGCGTCCACCGCATCGGCCAGGTGACGGAGTTGCGCGCCCATGCCGGGCGCCAGAAAGTCGTTCCAAAGGACAGCGGGTCCAACCAGTGGCCCCGGCTCACCCCGGTGCCAGATCAGCTGCGCCGCGCCCTCGGCCAGCAGCACGGTGGCGGTGCAATCGCCGACCGGAAGGTCACGCCGACAGGTCACTGTCACCAGTTGCGCCGCAATGCTGCCGATCGGCCGAAAGCCCATCACCCTCTCTCCCCGCCGAAGCGCTGGCCCGAGGGGAACACCCCGAACCAGCGCGCCGGGACAACAGAGAGAAACCGGGAAAGCGCCCGGCGCGCATCCGCCCGACCCGGGCGAATGGGAATGAAAAAGGGTGCGGCGGCATCGCGCCGCACCAGTCGCTCACCATGCGGACAGGCAATGTGAGCAGGCAACGAAGGGCGTGGCGTCATGGCACCACCCCGAACAGCTGGGCTGCGACAAACCGCGCCGCAGGCATCAGCACATTCATGGCGGCAGTCGCAACAGTCGCGGCCAGCATGAGCCAGATCGCCCAGCCGGGTTCGCGCTCTACCTCGGAGACGACGACAGCGGGCTGATCCTCCAGCGCCTCGATCGCCTGCGCCCACAACCGCAAATCAGAGGCGCGGACGCCCAGTTCCAGCACCTGATCCGGCTGGATCAGCGCCGCCGTCACCCGCATCCTCTGCGCCAACTCAAGGCGCGTCCGGCAGGGCCGCGCGAACGTGATGGTGGCCCGGCTCATTTCCCGAATTCCTCAGGCCACATGTCGATCGCATCCAGAACCTTGTCGCCGGTCGGGCAGCTGAAACCATCGAACCAGTTGCACGCGGTCTGATACGTCACGCCGAACATGACTGCGCAGGCCTCGCGCGTGCCGCAGCGCCGCGCGACCAGATCGGCCCACCAGACGATCCGTTCATGCCGGGTGATCACCGGCGCCACGCTCACCCGACGCATGGCCGATGCCGACCGGCGCCGGTCAAATCCCTTGGTTTGGGACATTTGACCCCGGCGCGGGGCATGATCGGCAGGTGCGATTTTACGGAGTGGGGACGATGACATCAGGCACAAACCTCATGCAGATTGCCGAAAACAGGCCTCTCTTGATTGAATACTTTCGGCACGGCGCTCAGCCCTCCCGACGGAAGGCCGGAGGGATAAACTCCCAGAGCTCCAGCCCGACACGGCCGATCTCTGGCCCGAGCGATGACAATGGCCTAACGGGATATGATCTGCGCGGCGGGGTTCCACAGTTTGTGCAAGCGCATTCGCTGGCGTGCTGCCCGGCCAGAACCTCTGCCAGATCAAGCTGCGATTGCGCCGAAACCAGCAGACGCAAAACCGATCCATCTTCCATTGAGAATGACAGGATGGCCATGCCGCAGTCTCCGCAGACCACGGTCAGGCCACGCCAGCACGCTGGAACCGGGAGGGGAAAAGCAGATGGCTGAGGCATCAGGCAACATCCTCAGCATCATCGATGTAATCACCTTCAAAACTGATCAACAGCGCGAACCGCTGATTGCCATCACACACGCTATATTTGACGCTGCAGGTACCACCTCCGGATGATTCCCGGGCGATTTCACAAGCTTCCTTCACCATTTTTGGGAGAGACCCTGCCATGATTTCCGTTTCAGACATCGTTAAGATCCTCGATCAGATTCCGGTCTGGAAAACTCTCAAAGCCCTGCCCGGCCGCATCGAGGCGCTTGAACGGCGCGTCGCGGAACTGGAAGGCGCAAAGCTGTTGCCCGGCAAACTGCCCGGCGAACCTTGCCCCGCCTGCGGCATGCCCGGCCTCAGACGGACCAGCAGCAAGGTATCCTCCGGTCCGTTTGGCGTTCTCGGCGCCAGGGATGAAGAATGGACCTGCGAGAGCTGCGGCGAGATCGATCACCGTGACAACGTCCGGTGACGGGAAATGCGCCAGTTCATGAACTACTTCCCCGAGATCTGGGGTTGGACGGCTGCGGTCGTCTCGACCGTCTCCGCAGGCACATCCGGTTACTATGCTTGGCGGGCGCATGCCCGAAAACGCCCGATCTGCGAAGTGACTGTCGCTGCCGATACACCATGGGCTGGCTGGTCCAGCATCAGGATCGAGATAACCAATCCGGCCCCCGCCCGTGTGGCGATCAACCGTATTTCGATCCCTTTGTATGAACGTGGCAGGCTGGTTGACCCCGCCGACCTCAAGACCCCGCGAGATACGACCATACGCAATGATTGGCTTCATATCGTCCGCACATCCACGGAGAACGTATTCCCGGACCACCCACCCGAAATTGCCGGCGCACGCAGCCTTCAGCTGGATCCGGGCATCCCGGTCGAGGCCAATGCCGCCAAACGGCAGACGATCACCGTTCTTGCCCCTCCCGGAAAGAATGGCGTCAGCGGCCTGCCCGGTTGCTTTGCCATCACCTTTCGATGGTTCGACAAACGAAACAGCCCGAAAAGCGTGAAGGCGAAGACGTGAACCGTGCGCGCGCCACTTCGAGAGAGGGATCACCGCTACCAGAAGCGGTCGAGCACAAGCATGACCACCGCGATGGAAAGAAGGACCACCGCCACCAGAAACGGGATGGCGATCACGACATCCGAGGCCCCCGCCGCATTTGCAATAGCGCTTACGGTGCTGAAGGCACTGGCGAGGGCGGAAAGGATAGCTCCTTTGACGGGAAGATCCTCTGGCAAACACATCTTGAGCCTCAGGGGTTGGGGGTTGGCACTGCATCAGGCGACATCCTTTTCGGGGTCTTCCGCGACGGGGGGCGGGTTCTCGGCCATGTAGGCATAGATGCGGTCGCCCACGGCGTAGGTCGGGCTGGAGGTGCCAGCCTTCCATGCCTCCCAGACGCCCCAGCCCGCACCGTAAGCGGCGCGCAGCACCGCCTGCGGTTTGCGGCCAACGGCCAACGCATAGGCTTCGATATCACGGATGAGCTGTTCCATAGGCCCATTAATGGGATTGTTTTCTCATCTCGTCAAGAGACAACATTCCCATTTATACCCGCGCGATGCGCGGGATAATGATCCCATGAATAGTGAAGAGCCTGATAAGTTCGTTGAGGGGTTGCGTCGATACTTCGACGAAAACCCAGAAGTGAAGCCCGCAACGGTCGGCGTTCGCGCGGGCCTGAGCCAATGGGCCATCGCAAAGATGCTCAGCGGTGCGACCAAGTCACCGAAGCATCAAACCGCTGAAAAGATTGCCAAAGCCATAGGCATGTCGGTCGAAGAGGTTGCCGGGCACTCATTCGATGCCGCTGACCTATCGATGGAAGTCACCAGCACACCACTAATCGACGTCTGGAACGTGGCCGCCAGTGCGGGCAACGGGATGATCGCGCCAGACCATGAAATTGTGACCGAGCGCCTCGCCTTCCCGCCGGACTTTCTGGCTCGCCTGACCAAGACCAACCCGCGCCATCTGGCGATCATCGGCGTCAAGGGCGACAGCATGTCCCCCACTCTGAACGACGACGACATCGTGATGCTGGACACCAGCAAGTGCAATCTCGACTGGGATGGCATCTTCGTGCTGCGCTTCGGCGATGCACTGCATGTCAAGCGGATCGCGCGCGGCCGGGGCGATACCATCCAGATCATATCCGACAATCAGAATTACCGAGCGCAGGAACTCCCCCGCGACGAAGTGCACCCCGTTGGGCGAGTAATATGGTTCGGAAAAAAAGTCTAACGGCTGATCCAGTTTACAAGGGAGACGAATATGACAAAAAAACTCACATTTCTGAGTTTTACAGTGATTAGCGCGGGCCTTCTGGCGGCCTGCATGCCCGTTCTGAAAACAAAGGAGCGCTTCACTCCGACAAACGCGCAGGTAGCGGAGGCTCAGACCCAGACTGCGTATAACATGAAAGATCCGTCATCGGCACAGTTCCGCAATCTGCGGGGCATTCGAGGCAAGACGAGCAAGGGTCAGTCCATGTCTTATATTTGCGGCGAGATCAACGGCAAGAATTCATTCGGTGGCTATGTGGGCTTTACACCCTTCATCTATGATCTGGAAACCAAGGCCGCGCGCATTGCTATTCGCGACATGAACGGCATCAACATCTTTGATCTGGCAGATATAAACAGCCGGTGCTGATGCTCACATGGCTGCGGGAGTTATTCACCGCAGCCAAAAAGACCGCCTACCGAAATAAGGAACCTTGCCGATGGTACCTGGTGAGACGGAATATCCCCGGCTAGGCAGCTACTGCTACTCGATACTGAACAAAGGCTAAAATGACGCTGACTGAGTTTATTGTGGTTTTGGCTATTGCTCTCTACGCGATGGTGGGCGGGGCATTTATCAATGCTGCAATCACCACCCCAGTGAGATGTTTGCAGGTACTCAACTGGATGTGGCCCGAGGTTATTTCAACGTTTCTGCTTACCGGCGCCGGATTCATTGCAGCAGGAGCTGGCATGGCAGCCATGAACTTCGAAATCGGTATTGGTATATTTGCGGTAGGATCGGCTCATTTGTCTTTATTCATCTTGTTTCTATATGCTCGCAGGATCGCGAGAGCGGCACTTGCCCCAGATGAGCAAGAAGGACAACGATAGCGACAATTGCAATTGCTTTAACGGCGCTCCGCATTCGATTATCCAGAGCTCTTCACACTGAAGCAGGAATGCGACCGCAACCGACCTTCGGTTACCGGATACCATATCTGCACCACTTCTCCCGCTTCGTTCACTTCTGCCATCATCTCCCGTCTCCCTCCAGCCACTTTCCGCTCAGATCGTGGCTAGGCTGAACACCGGATGCGGAAACATCGCGCCCATCTGCGTCCACCAGCCGCAACCCGCATGCCGCCGCCGCGCGCACCAGGCTGTCCCGCGTCAGCAGCGGGTGCGCCTCGATATCCAGCCCATCTAGAGACAGCCCGATTTCTGCGATCACAAACGCGTCAGCCACCAGCGGCCTGATGGTCACACTAAACACCCCCTGCAATTCCTTTCCGTCATGCGTCAGCACCTTGGTGCCATATGCGATGACGGGCCGGCCATCCGCCGACGGTGGCGTCACGATCCGCACCCGATTCCAGTCCTTATACTTATCGGTCATTTCTTTCCTCCAGCGCCCGCCCCCTTGGCGGCCATTTTCGTCCGGCGGCACCCTGCCGCAGGGTGATTCTGGCATAGGCCGCCAATGGGCTCAAGATTGAAATGGGATTACTTTCTCACCAATGCTTGACATGGGATTTAATTCCCACCATCTTGCCTTCATCCAACGATGGAGGCCCTAATGCCCGACGAACCCGACGATCAGATCGCTGCCGCCTGCACCACAGCGCAGGTGTCTGACGCCGACACCCGCTTCAACCTGATGCAGGCGCTTTGTTCGCGCGCCGTATTCGGTTCGGTATCCGATATCCCCGAGGTCACGGAGCCGGTCACCGTCGCCGAAGCCAACGACTTCGCCACCACCCATCTGGGCGTGGTGAATGTCCGCCAACTGCATTCACTGCGCGATCTGTGCTGGCTGCGCCTGATCGCCGCCCGGACGCCGGAACAGCGGCTCAGCCTCGAACGCCTGATCAATGCCTTCGGCGTGGCCATCGGCATGACGCGCCATGAAGAGGCGGCACGCATCATCCAGAACAACTGTGCCGCCCGTGAGACCAGCCGCCGACAGGCGGAGAAAGATCGCGCTTTGGACCGCTGGCGCGGGTTCGGGGTGGCGGTGAGTGCCTCCGCCCGCACCTGACCTTTCTCTCTTCCACCTTGCCTTGCAACCCGATGGAGGCCCCCCGTGACCATTATCCCCTATCCTTCCACCCACCACGGCCGGACGCCGCTCTTGCAGCGCGATGCCATGGCGATCTGCGCCGCGCCCGGTGATCATGCCCATCGGCCCAGCCTGTACGCGATGGCATGGCTCACCCTGAAATCCGCCCGTGGTCAGATCGTGCATCAGCACCGCCTGCGGGCCAGTCACATGATCGACCACAGCGCCGGGGGCGAGGCGGCATGATGGACGGCCGGTTTCCCCGTAATCCTCCGCGGGCCGAGGTGGTGCCCCTGCGCCCCGGCCTGTCCCGCCTGACGCTCGCCTGGGCGAACGCCTGCCGCGATGATCCGCAGGTAGCCGCGCTCGCCGTGACCTGCGGCGCCCTGCGCCCGGTACATGCGCGTGGCGACAACTGGGTGCTGGAGGGGCTGACCTCGGGCGGCAGTGTCGTGCATGCCTGCATCACGGCTGACGATCACCTGTCGATCTTCCGGCACGGCCCCGACGGCGATCCGGTTGCCCTGCGCCTGCCGCTGACCGATGCGCTGCCGGAGGCATCGTGATGCAGGCCCATCATCATGCCGCCGTTGTGCTGGCGGTGCTGACCTTCGCGGCGGGCATGCTCACCCTCGCAACCGGCCTGCCCCAACCCGCCCCGCGCACCTGCATCAGCTCGGGGTGGTGAAATGGCCGATACGCCCACGACGCCCGAGACCGAGCTGACCGATTACCGCGAGACCCTGCTGGCCATCGCACGGCACACGCCCACCTGTTCGCCTGAATCGGACGAGGCCTTCAGCCAGCAAGCTTGGAACGGCCTGTTCCGCGATATGCAACGCCTCGCCCGCGTGACCCTGACCCGTTACGGCCACAAGCCCTGAGTTTCTGGCCCTGACGCCCGGCAAAACGTGCCGGTTCTGCCCCTCTTAGAAATGGATTTGACCATGGCCGAGATTACTTGGGTGGCGCTGTCGCGCCTATACCTCCATCCGCTCAACAGCCGCTCCGAGCCGCCCCCCGCGGAAATCGAATTGCTGTCCGAAAGCATCCGTACTGCCGGGCTGTTGCAAAACCTGATGGGTTATGCCGACCCCGAGGGCGGCTTTGCCGAGGGCAACGATCTGCAATCCCGTCGCATCGGCATCGTCGCCGGCGGGCGCCGCCTGCGCGCGCTTCAGCTGCTGCATGGACCGGGACGCGGCGATGTCGAGGTGCCGGTGCTGATTACCGGCGACGCCGCCACCGCTGCCGAATGGGCAGGCACCGAAAACACCGCCCGCGCCGCGCTGAATCCGGCAGATGAGGTGGTGGCTTATCGCCGGATGCGCGCGCAGGGTGCCAGTCCCACCGCTATCGCCAGCGCCTTTGCGGTGCGCGAACGGCATGTGCTGGGCCGCCTGAAACTGGCGCTGTTGCCGGATGAGGCGCTGGACGCGCTGCGCGCCGGGCAGATCTCGATCGACCAGGCCGAGGCGCTGACTGTTGCCCAAAGCGATGACGCCGTTGCCGCCATGATCCCGCGCATCCTGAAGGCGGTCAACGGATGGAACACCATGCGCCCCGAGCAGATCCGCCGCGAGTTGAACCCCGAGGCGGTGCCGGCGTCCGACCGCCGCGCCCGCTTCGTCGGCCTCGACACCTATGCGGATCGCGGTGGGCGCATCCAGTCCGACCTGTTTTCCGACAGCACCGTGTTGCTGGACCCGGCGTTGCTGGACCTGCTGTTCGCCGAAAAACTCGAATCCGCCCGCGCGGAGATCTGCGCCGAGGGCTGGGCCGAGGTCCATGCGTTTTCCGCCGCCTATCCCGACTACGAGCTGCTCCGCGAACGCTGCGGCGCGCGCCTCGAACGGGTGCCCGTGGCCCTGCCCGAGGCCGATGCCGAGGAACTGGACGAGCTGATGGCCCGCGCCGAGGCAGAGGAACTCGGCCGCGAGGATCTCGCCCGCATGGACGAGTTGACGACGCGGGCCGCGGGCGATTTTGACGACGCCGACCGCACCCGGGCTACGGCCTTTATCCATGTCAGCAATGGCGGCGATGTCATCATGGACGGCGCGTGGCTGCCGCGTGAGGCGAACGAGGGCGAGGCAGGCGGCAGCGAGGCCATCACCGGCAAGGCCGAAGCCATCCCGCAGAACCTCCGCGACGATCTGCGGATCATCCAGACGCTGGCTCTGCAAACCGCCCTCTTGGAAAAACCCGAGCTGGTACTGGATCTTCTGGCCGTCACCCTCACTGCCGATGTCTGGCCATGGTATCGCCCGCTGGCACTCAGCCCGACGGCGCAGACCCTCACCCCGTCCAAGCCTGACGAAACCCATATCGACGCGCGTCTGGCACGGGCCATCCCGACGGATGATCGCACCGGCAAGGCCGATCTGACGATCGGCCTGCTGTCTGATGTTCAGAGCCTGGGCCGCAAGGCGCGCAATGCGGCGATCACCGCCGCCCTTGCCCGTACCATGCACACGGCGGGCAGCGATTTCGGCAAGGCCCTCGCCGCCCGCCTGCGGGTCAACCCGCGCAACGTGTGGCATCCGACGGCCGAGAACTATTTCAAACGCCTGCCGATGGGCATGCTGGATCAGATCCGCGATGAACTGCTGCCGCATATGGCGGACGAGGCGCAAAGGTTCCGCGAGCTGAAGAAAGCTGCCAAGGCGGCGGAACTGCACCGCATCATCCATGACGCGGATTACCGCGAGGCCCTCGGCCTCTCGCGCGACCAGAACGCCGCGATCGACCGCTGGTTGCCACCCGAACTGCGCCTGCCCGATGCCGAAGGCCCGGCCGCGATCGAGGAGGATGCGGCATGAGCTACGATTTCATCCTTCCCGCCCGCATAATGTTCCACATGCAGCGCGTGATCGCCGCGCCGATGGCCTCGACCCGCGTCTACCTGTCCGGCGTGCGGATCGAGCCGATCGCCGCTGGAGGCGCTTTCATGGTCGCCACCGATGGGGTCGCCATGCTGATCCACCGCGCGCGCCATGCGACCGCGACACGGGCTGCGACCATTGCGGTGCAGGAACCGTGGCTGCCCGACGCATATGATGAATGGGGGGAACGGCTGGAAACAAACTGGGCCGCGCAGCATATCCGTATCCCGCCCGAAATATCCGACCATCCGGTCGCTGCCGGAATCGTCTATGGCGGCCGGGAAGAGCCGGTGATGCATGTCATCGCGGAAGAGATCTCTGGGGCATTCCCGGATTGGCGGAAGGCCGTCAGTGCGGATTTCCTTGACCCCTCTTACACGAGTAACAGGGTCCACGCGAGAAAGGGGCATTGGCCCGACTGCTTCGACCCTCGTGTAGTTTCTGAAACCTGTTCTCTCTGGCGCGGGGTGCAGATCTCGCGCCGGGGCGACGGCATGCCATGGCTGATCACCATGGAAGATGACCCCGATACCTTGGCCGTGATTTCTCCCCGGTCCCTGCCCCGACCTGAAACCCCGGTGTTGACCGACATGCTGACCGCCATCGGTCGCGCGGATCTGCTGGAAGGCGGTGCGGTATGAGCTGCTGTGACGACGCCAAGAACCAGCGTCTCTATCGCGCGGTCACCCAGACCGGATATGCCGTCTACTGTGCGAAATGCGGCCGGAACCATCCCGCCACCAGTCAGGAGGTCACCCGCATCCTCGCGGGTGGACAGACCGATGACTGACGACTGGCGCGGCGAACACCTGATCCGGGGCCGCGTGCCCAGCAAGGCCGAGCGGCAGACCGCTGGCATGAGTGCAGTCAGCAGTCTGTCCCACGAGCTGCGTCGCCGCGCCGGCATCCCGGTCGCGGCAAAGCGGGAGCATGACAAGTTCGTCACCCGGGTTTTCCGCGACATCCACCAGATCGAGCGCATGGCGACCGAGGCAGGCATCACCGCGCGACCACAGGAGGGCTGAGAGGTGATCCTGACGCTTACATATCTCTTCATCGCTTCAGGCTGCCATGATGCGGGCATGCCATTCTGGCAGGCGCTGTGCTGGCCGGAAGCCGTTGGCAAGTTGCTGGCCCGTGCGGTTGGGGTGGAACTGAAAGAGCGTGACGTTGATCCACCATATCGCGGCGGGACAAAACAGCCTCGTGCCGCCGCGCCAACGACCCCACCACCACCGAAACCGAAGGGCTGACACATGGGAAGACATGAAACCATCCGCCCGCCATTCACGCCGGAAACCCTTGCAGAAAGGTGGGGCGTAACCGCAAATGCTGTGCGCAAGAAATGCGCGTCCGGCGAGCTGGAGCATTTCCGGTTCGGCAAACTTTACCGCATCCCGGCCCGCGTTGTTGAGGAGATTGAACAGTGCCAGACATCAGCATCGGCAGGCTCAGAGGCGGATACTGTGTCTTCTGGACCGGCACCGATGGCAAGAGAGCCCGGCATCAGCTTAAGGCACGCACCCGAGCGGAAGCGGAAGCCGAGGCCATTGACGTCTATCGGCTGAAGCACTTCGCCCAGGCGCAAACCGGGGCAACGGTGGCAGAGCTTTGGGATGAATACCGGCGCGATCTGGGCGACAAGCCCACCGCCAAGACCATGGGCTACACCGGCAAAGCGGTTCTCACTCACTTCGGCCATTACCGCCCGGACCAGATCACGACCGAGCTTTGCCGCACCTATGCCCGCGCCCGTATGGCAGCAGGAATCTCGCAAGGCGCGGTGCATACCGAGTTGGGACATCTGCGCAGCACAATGACATGGGCAGAGCGAAACCGGATGATCGAGGCCGCGCCGCATATCGAACGGCCAGCCAAGCCGACACCGAAAGAGCGGTTCATCAGGAAAGACGAAGTGGCGCGGCTGATCGACCATGCCGAGGCTCCGCATATCGCACTGGCCATTCACCTGCTGTTCGCAACGGCAGGGCGGGTTTCGGCCGTGCTGCAACTGACCTGGGATCGCGTCGATATGGAACGCGGGGTGATCAACCTGCGGCTGGATGATGCCCGGACGCGGAAAGGCCGCGCCATCGTCCCGATCAACCGGGGCCTGCTGGCGGCGCTTCAGACCGCACGGGATGCTGCCCTCTCAGACCATGTTGTCGAATGGGGCGGCAAGCCGGTTGCCAGCATACGCAAAGGTTTCGAGGCCGCAGTGAAACGCGCCGGCCTCGAAGATGTCACGCTGCACACGATCCGGCATTCGGCCGCCGTCGCCATGGTTTCGTCCGGCATCCCGATCACCCAGGTCGCGCAGTATCTGGGCCATAGCAACACGACCATCACCTATTCGACCTATGGCCGGTTTGCACCGGATCATCTGGCCAATGCAGCGGAAGTGTTGGATTTCGTCAGACTTCGAGCCAGAAAGTAG